TGTTATTATTTTTCGCTCCAAGGATCAGGTTTAGTTTGATAGAGCCACTCCAAGGTTTCTAAATAAATCCTTTGATCCTCCCATTCTTTTACCAACGAGTGGTTTAGTATTATAGAAAAGACAATTATATGAAACATCGGTTAGTAATCTAAACAATAGTAAAGTAGCTGCTAAAAAGTAGATTGTTGGCGATACGAAAACCAGAGCCAAGATAAATAATTTTGTTTCAAACGCCATTATTCATCTAGGTCAGCAAACTCAAAATCAATCAGATAGTATTCACCTTCCTCATTTTGAACAATGTTTTTAGGATTATTGATCGTTCTTGGCTCCTCTACTTTAGCCTCATAAGTCATAGTGAAAGTGCCGTCTTCATTCTTAACTTGATCAACTGGTAGTATTTTTTTAATCAAATTAGGCTCAAATAGGTCGGGATTTAACTTTCGATCATTATGAAAGACACCGAAAGCCTCGACTCTGTTATGCAATACCCTGTGATCGACCTCATTTATTTCAAACACTCTCTCACCAACGTGAGTTGTTATTGTTGTTAAAGTTTCGGAATCTGAGTCCAGTAATTTAGGCACACACTCGCAACCCTTGGATTCGAGGTATTGCAAGATAGCTATCTCATTCTCAAATCTTTCCTTTTTATCACGACCACGAAAAATTTTCACGATTGTGTTGTTGGTTCTGTCGTGTTTCACAAGGCATCTGTCAATGTCCTTCAAGACTATAATGTTATCGCTCATCTTTTGTTATTTCTTCTAATGTTACTAATGAATCTTTTTCTTCCTCTGTGAGTAAACCCTTGTGAATAACCATTTCTCCATCGTCTAGGTTGTGTTCAGGATCATTAGCTACAAAGAAATATGAAGGGCTTCCGAACAGACAACGATCTACTCCTATTACACGAGCATTACTTTTATATTGTTTTGACTCTGCCCATTTCTGCATTGCCTCAAAGTTTTCAAATTTTAAATATTTCATTTTATTATCCAATTAAAAGTTTTGGCACACGACCGACAGACTTTTTTTGGTCTGCTGACAATGCGTTGAAGGCTGAAGTGCCAAAAGCTATGTTTTGGTAACCATTACTTTTGTAATATGAGCTAAAAGCAGAGGCATGATTACCTGCAACCATTGTAAAACTGAGTCCGTCAACTCTTTGGGCGGTTGATCCTCCAGCAGACTCAGTGTGGAAAGAAGGCAAATAGAACAGCAAGGCGATGGCGTTACCACTTGACCACCCACTTTGGTTTACAATTTCCTGCAAAATGTTTTTCATGTCAGGTGTCTCAAAACGTGGCTGATCTTTTGTCACTTTCATGTACTTCCCTTCATACTCGTTGGCTGCGTTTGATGTATCGTATACTAATGACTCTGTGTAATAATCCTCTAAAGATAGATCAACAAACGCATCGGTGACTGTACTGACTCCTGTTTCGGTAGTACCGCTCGGATGATTAAAGTCTGAGTGAGTCATCCCTGAGAAATTAGCAGGAACGTCGGTAAGTTTGACGGCTCTTATTCTAACCCCAACAGCGTCATTAGTGCCGTCTCCGTTAAGTGCGTGGTGTCCAGTTTCGTAAGTATGAGCGTTCCATAAATCTCTACTTAAAGAATGAGTCGGATGATAATGAATTGTATGTTGTCTAACACCTGCGGATGACTGCCCATACGAGCCTCCATGTCCAAGCGCACCTGCCTCGCCCCCTTTATGATTGAGTATTACAAAACTTAGTTTCGTCGTCGGAACTGTGGCTCCTTGATCTAGTGGTATATTTGGAAAACGAACAGCAAAGGCTTTAAACTGGGCATCTGCACTCGAATTGTAATACCCTCTGAATGACAAACTCCTTCCAACAGTAGGGAAGTTGTTTCTTCTTCCCGAACCCTCATTACCTGCCGACGTACTTGAATAAGTTCCTGGATTATTATGCGTATTATTAGTTCCAAAACTTGATCCAACGTTGTTAAGATTACTAGTAAGGTTTTCTCTTTCTACACCTTCTATTATAGTTCCTGCGTAGTCTGAACCACCTGTGTGTGTTAACTCAAGCTGCGGTGCGCCATCAGAATTAGGCGAATCGTCACCATTATAACCTGTCTTTACTGTAATTGTTGCCCTTTGATTTTGACTTGATGACGAAGCAAAGAAAAGGCATATTTGAAAACTGTTTCCACTCTTCCAAGTTGGTATGTTAACAATTTCTTGAATGACACTAGAAATATCAGGCGACTCAACAGTTGTGTTATTGGTTGCTGCAAACAAACCCGTCCAATTAACCTGCGTTCCTGTATCGACGGGATTATTTAACCAATCGCTGTCATCAGTGAGGGGTGCGTGAATTTTAAAAAGATCACTTTGACCCGTAGCTAATGATCCAATTGAAGTGCCTTTTTTGAACGATAGCTTCGCATTGGATATTGTGGCGCCTTGTTTGATGTTGACGTTGGCGAAATTGAACGTAACCATGTGATCATAGTTGTCTGCATAACTGTTATAATAACTAGCACTAACATGAGTCCTTCCAACATCTTGACTGGTTGTACGCTGACCACCTGTTTGTATGTCATTGGCTGTAAAGAGATAACCACTACTATAAATACCACTTGGCAAAGGCATGGCTCTATAACTATATACTGCAATCTCTCCCATAAATGGCTGAGAAGTATATTGATTACCTGTAGTTGAGCTAATGGTTTGCCTCGCAGCAACAGTGTACGTCTCAGTCGTTGGCGTACCACCACCACCACCACCGCCTCCACCTTCAGAAGAGGAGGAGGAAGAGGAGGAACCGAAGAAGTCTTTTGCAGTTTTAGAAGTTAACGGCTTCGTAAGAGCTTTTGTGATTGACATGTTTTATTAAAGAGGGCTGATTTCAACATAGAGATCCTCTGTAGATGTTGAAGATTCATTAGAACCACTTACAACAAGTCTTATCTCACTAGCTGAAGTTGTAAACACACATCCTCCTGGTGCTGTAAGTACCGCATCAGTTCCTATGTCTATAAATTCTTCACCAACTTTATGCTGTAATGTGAGAGTTCTACCAGTAGCGAAAGTACCACTTGCGAGGAAAGTATAGTCTCCTCCATTTAGGTTGTTTATACTTGGATTTGTTGTTGAAGTCAAAGTACCATTACCAGAGCTATCTAAAGAAGTTCCTCCACTAACAGTTGTAAAACTGCCTCCCATTCCAGAGTGATTACTACAATAATAGTACAGAGTAGAGGGAGCGGAATTAGAAACAACTATTGTGGTTTTATAATTTGAACTATCAACAGTAACTCCTGTTGTGTACTCGCTGCCACTACCATGAGTTCCATCTGCTGTTGTCGAAAATTTAAAAGGATGACCAGTGGCAGATGACCAATCAAAGATATAAGTGTTACCACCAATCAAAGTTAGGTTAGGAGTCTGTACGCCATCAATGAAGTATTTATTTTGACCATAAACGCTTTGGACTGTTACAGTGTAGGTCGTAGTGGTTGGATTACTAGTCGTACCATGCGTATTGCTATTAAGGTTAATTTTTGTTGTGTCCATGATTTTTGTTTTTCTTTAATTTATGTATGTTCCTGCGCCCGATTGAGGGGTTGAAACAGAAGTTGATCTTCTAATTTTAAGGCTATCTGTACCTCTTCTTCGTGTCATTCTCCTTTTCTTATCTGCTTTGTTGATAACCTCATCTGCTGTCTCTGTTGGAGGAGGAGGAGGAAGTGGAGGAGCTTGCATTACTGCGGATGCACTAGGCATTTTTGGTCTTGATAGGCACATATTCTATTTACTCGTTTGTTAAAAGGTTTTCGTTTTGTTCTGCGTTTTTTGCTCGCAGAAAGTTTACAATATTGCGTTGTCCAAAATAGTAATCCATGTCTCTTAGATTATCCTTTGGGCTAAATTCTTTTGGGGGGAATATCTCGTCAAGTTCTTTGACAAGCTCGTTGGATACAAAAGGAAATTCTTGCTTGCTCATTTTTAAGCTTTCATTTTCAAGCTAACTCTAGCTGCTTTTGTGTTGGAAACAAATTGTTTACCCTTTGAGCCTTCTCTTTTCTTCTTTCTAGCAGTCTTTGCTCTTTGAGATTTTGAAAGACTTCTGGCCTTTGACATAGGAAGGCAACGATCTGGGTTCTTTTTGTTTTTGCTAGTTCCACATGCACCTTTGATGCTTCCATCAGTTCCGATACGTACCCAGTTTTGTCTTCTCCATTTTGCTAACTCACCCATGTTTTCCTACTTCTTTTTCCTTTTGATTTTCAGTTTCTTCCTCTTGCTCCCCTTTGCGTAGTTCGGGTCTTTGCAGTACTTAGACGCTGCCATGTTAGCGTAAGCTGAAGGGTACTTATCAAAAGTTCTCTTAGCCCAAGCTATTCCTTTTGGACATATTTTGTTTCCCATGTCACCTACTTACCTACCTCCTTTATTGCCTTCTTATGAGCAGCAGTAAACGTCATGCCTCCTAACATTGAACGCTTCATAGATTCCATGTGCTTTTTAGTGTGATGCTTGGAGTGCCTTTTCATGGTCTTCTCCTGCCTAACACTTAGACCTTTCCTTTTTGTTTTCATTTCTTTTTAATCTTTAGATCTTTACGCTTTTTCTTAGCTGTCTTTTTCTTAGGTTGTTTACTTGGTTTCGGTGTCGAATATCCGTACATAATTTTAGCAATCCCACTTTCTAAGTGCTTTGTTTATTCTTGAGTTAGGATCTCTGGCTGTCTTTGCAGAGGTCAATCTTCTTTTCATCCCTTTCATTCTGGCGCAAAAAGACTTTCTCCTTCCTGCTGCTTTTTTACTTTTTTTAGCTTGCTTGGCAGATACAGGAGGTTTTAGATTACTTCCCTGTCGTTTGGCTGCTCTTCTTCCTGCTGCATTCAACCCACCAGAGGGGGATTTATGTTTGGAAGTTAGCTTTATTCTTTTCCTTTGAGCCATGTAAAGAGTTGATGATGGGTTTTATTATATATGTAACAGAATTAAATATCCTTTAATTTATCGGGTAATTTACCTTCCTTAACCCACTCGTCTGTTTGATAAAGACACATGGCATTCCAGATTACGGCACTGAGGTGATCTTCATCCTCAAAGCCTTCCATGTATGCCCAAAGATGTCGATAAATAGCATCAATGTATCTACTGAAAAACTGACCTTTTTCCCAATTACGTGAGCCATACTTGTAAGCTCCATCCTCAAACCTCTTACTGGCTGCCTTCAAAGCAGCGATGGGCAGTTGGTTAGGAAAACCTTTGCCTTTCATTGAATCTCTCACTGATCCTGTTTCAAATTCAGTGCGTTCACCGCTATCGGGAAGTTCATTTATTTTTTCGTTGGTGGTGTCCATAATCTTATTTCTCCTTCTTTTTCGTTATATTCTTTTGGACTTCTTAGGATGTAAGACAACCTTGCATTCATCAAAGCGTCTTCTTCTGTCTGTCCTTTTGATTCATAAGCATCAACTACTGTTTCCCAAGTCGCTCCATGCTTATCTAATAGTTTGTTTGCTGTCACACTTCCAATACCCTTGGCTCCCGAAAATCCATCGACTGTGTCTCCAGAAAGGGTTTGTGCAAGGTGATTGTAATCTGCTTCTTCAGTTGTTGTGTAACTTGTCTCTGCTGTAAGAAAGTTAAACCACTCGCAATCAAGAGTACCAAAATCCTTGTCACCACTCAC